ACAACGTGAACTTGACTCTGCCAGCAGCAAACTCAATATCCAGTTCGTCATTCCATTCCCGCAAAGCTTGCTCCTCGGTCATCTCGCCGAGCTGCACCGCAGCACGACGCCGTAACCAGCTCGGCCAAAGCTTGTTCGACTTCACCGCGTCCATCACCTGTGGCGTTGATTCATGCTCTTCATGCTCACGCCTGGCCTGCATTACCGCATCACGCATCTTCGCGTCCGAACGCAAACGCATTGCGTTGGACACGATGCACTGCGGAATGAGTTCACGTTCGTAAGCCTTGGGAGCATCCACGCTGCCGTTGAACCACAGACCAATGACGCGTTCCACCTCGCCACGTTCCAACCGCGTCAACGACTTGGCCCACAGCTCAAGCGTCTTCTCAGGCTGAGGTGACTTGTGAACCATCCAGTCCGCCACATCTGGCAAGGCTGGAAAAACCTCGTCCTTGATGACCCGCTTTGCTTCGTCAATTGTCATGGTCATTTGCAAAACTCCTTAATAGCCTCAGATTTCGATTTTGACGCACTCTGACGGGCCGACCCGACCGAACGTGCCTGGAAGTCGTTGCCGCTGTCCAGCAGCGTCTTAGCCCCCTTCATGACCGAGAACTCCAGGTCCGCCTTCCCCTTCACCTCGCCACGTCGCAGCACCTCCATCAGCGTTGCGTCCTGGGTCGTCTCTGGCATCTGCCGACCAGTCACCGCGAAGACCGTCTTCAGGAACCGATCCCACGGATCGACCACCCATTCGGGGAGGTCTTTCTTTGGAACGTTTTCCTCCGTGTGTGTGTGTGTAATACTCTTCTCTTCTCTTCTCTTCTCTGGTCCCCCATTTCGTCCCCGCGATGTGGGGACAGAATCGGGACAAGTTGGGGACGCCTTCGAGCGCTGAAAAGCCTTCTTTCGCTGGTCTTTTGCACGTTGTTTGGCTGACTTGCTCAAATGCGTGTCGTAGTTTGGCACCGAAATAAGTCCTCCGTCGATCGTCAACCAACCGACTGAAACCATCGCGTCCCCGAACCCGTCCCACCCTGCGACCCGATCCAGTCCCCGACGTGTCCCCTTCACCTGGGGACATTCTGGGGACAGATTCCGGTCGCACCAGAACCAAAATTGCACGAGGTGACCCACCACCTGATGAGGAGTAATCTCCAGGATGTCGGCCATCTCCATAACCTCCGGCTTGTCAATCAAGCCGTGCTCGACCTTAATCCAGTCTCCGGCCATTGCATTACTCCTGACGCATTGCTTCACGCACTTTTTGCTTTACGTACTCAGGCACATTGCTGATGCCGTATCGTCTCCGCAGTTCGGCATACGCATGCCGAATTGCCTCTCGTTCCTTCGCTTCGCCGTCGATCGTCATGATCGCGATCCGTTCCTCGAACTCAGTGATCATGTCCGACTCAGTCACGTCGTCGGTCAAAATAGCCTCAACTGAATCCAAGCATCCTTCCTCAATTCAATTCGCTTCAGAACGCCGTACCACGACGATCGCTTCGGGATGTGCCCGAGTGCGACCATATCCATGTCGTTTTTGAGTATCGCTAAAGCAATTCGTTTCCAACTTGGGGCAAGCCCTTCCGCGTCAATTATCTTAGGAACCTCATCTGGAATCCCATCGGAATAACATCTGGAAACCCACATCTTTTCGTAATCGTTTACCAGCTTCTTTGTTTGCATTGTGTTTTATGATCCATTTAACAAGATTGTTTTCCGCCAGTTCGTTTGCTCGTTGCTGCTCGTTTATCGATAGCAGCCAAAATCCGCCTTTGAAGGACGATGGTAACCCTAATTCAATACAAGCAGAGGATTGCCCAATCCATGCAACGCGGTTGATATTTTGGTTGGTCAGAAAGTTTTCGCATGAAATAGGCCACTCAGCAAAAACACGGTCTATCCCATGTTGAAACCTATCGAGGTTTGCTAGGAAGTCTCGATACTTAAGCTTGAAAACGTGCTCGTCCGTTCCAACGCAATTAGCTGCAGAGTACATGCCAGCGGCGGTGCACTCCCAGTCGTCCCATTTATGGAAAACCCTCTGGACGCTAGGCATCCTCTTCATTTGCCACCTCTTCCTCAAACAGCTCTTGCTCATCAATCTCGTCAGCCTCCCAGCTCTGAGAGAAGGACCGGTTTGCAAACAGAGCGGCCACCCCTGTTATCTGTTTAAGTCTTAACAGCTCGTCTAGGCTCATCCCAATGTGCTGGCAGATCCATCGATCGCCCTTGCCCATTTCGACCAGCTCAGCAACAATCGTGCTCATCAGCTCGATGTTGTGCGTCCCTCTCGCTCTGTTGTGGCGAATGGTGGACGCCATTCGATCACCTAGTTCCTTGTCGATAACGACAACCGGGAGCATGCCACCCTCTCTCTCAAAAATCCTGCGACTGTTCTTGAGAGTCAAGTATCGGTGGAATCCGTCAACAACGATGTACATGTCGTTGTCGCTGTCGTAGTACGTCACGACTGGCTGTGTATATCCGTCCTCCCAAATCGACGTCTCAAGCAATGCCATCTCAGGCGGTGCGACCGCATTGGGGTTGTAGTCGTTGGCCCGGACCTTATCGATAGGAACGGCCCTCACGTTATAAACTGGCGATGTAAACTTATTCATTCCATCCTCTCGGTATCTTTCGTCTGTAAGTATTGCATGCAGAATATGTGGCGGCATCATCAATATGATCCGCTTTCGTCATGCACTTCCTTGCCAGTGCACGGCGGATTGAACACGGAGATCAAAGTCACCTCTGACGTAGCTCGGAAGAAATGATCGTCATGGGCATCGAGCACATAGCAGCATCCTGGATACACTTCCGAAACTTCACCGGTCAACGCATTTTTGAGCATCCCAAATCCAGATATGCAATAGCATGCCTCAAGATGTCGCTTGTAGTGCCAGTGCTGCCAATCACCGGCTGGAATTACGGTTCTATGCAAACCGAACCCCATCCCCTCGCTTTCAAGCAGGTATCGATAACTAATAAATCCATTGTTTGGACATTGAACGCGACGTTCGTCGTCAACGTCGCATGGTTGTATGACGTACATTAAACGTACCTCCATTCAATACGGCCTTTTCTTAGTTGATGGTTGTATACGTCCTCGATAAAATGAGGGGCTAGCTTTGCAGCTCTGCTCCCGGTTGTGCCAGCATGTCTCCCGGCTAGTTGCTGGTATTTTTCTTCATGCATTCTTGCAAGAACGAGACACATCCGAGAATCATCTATTATTTCGCCGTACCTTGAATACAAGATCGTAAGCATCTGCACAAAATGGCTTGATCCAAACATTTGTTGCCACCTTGCGTCATCACCGTCGCCAAATGATTGACTTATGACAAACAGCACTCTATCCAAAACTCCACGTTGATAAGCGTCACGAATTGTATTCGCAGCACCAAATTGACGCTTGTTTTTTCCGATGTCAAATCCATATTTGTCTAATAACTGCTGGATGCTCACAGTAGCCTCTTCGCGTTGAGCAAGCATTGCTTTGTACATGGAAATACAATTGACTCCGGTACGCTTTGAGTTTAAGTCGTGAAAAACTTCTGCTTCATGCTCCGTGCCACGTGAAAGAAAAAAGACGCATGCGAGGGACTCGAGTCCCGCACCTTTTGCACCAAGGAATCGGTGGAATCCATCGACAACCCATTTTGAACCATCGGATCTGACTGCGACCGTTATGACTCCGGCAAGCAGCGGATTGAAGTCTTGCTGTATTGATTTAACCAGCTTTCGGTTGACGTAGTTAGTTCTCTGGTAACACGCATCTATTTGTAATTCACTTATCAAAACTTCAGAGTTCTGCTGGACTTGAAATAAATTTTCGGTTGACCCATCAGTTTCGAAGGCAAGTTTGCACTGCGTGCTTCCCGACAGCACATGTTTCTTGACTCTAAAATTCAGGTACGGAGCATCTCCAATTAACGCTCTGCTTTTGCGCCTCTCTACTCCAAGTAACAATCTGAACTCCTGCACGCTTCTACCGTGCGTTCCTACTATCGCCTGTAAAGCAAGAACTTCAGAGTCGGACAACGAGTCTATTCCCTTGTTCAACTTGCCTAGATACTCGCGTATAGCTTCGGCTTCGCCTTTGTTAAAATACCTTTTCATCTTACTTAACCTTCCTGTACTTCGCTGAAATCATTCTCTGCCTATCCATCTGCTCCCGCGTAGGAGCCAGACCCATGTATTTACAAACATGGTCATTCTTCAAAATCGTTATCGCGAACCGCTTCCAAGAAGCGACTTGACTGTTGTGACAACTGAGCATGTCCAAATGGTCCGGGAACTTCCATATGCGAACGCGATCTAGTGTCTGGTTGCCGTGTCGCGTTTTTCCGTTCAACTTAAACTCAATACCGTGAGCCGATAACTCGTCAATTATGTTTTGAGGTACACCGCGGCCCACTCTCCCCCAGACCTTTATCGACTGAGCGAACCGCTTACGAAAATTTTCAGATACCTCTTGAGGCAGCGTGTCCAACAGGAACTTGACGAACGATTTCCAAGTGTGTCCTGGAGGAAGCTTGAAACTCTTGTAGTTGAGCTGCTTCCCGTAGGTAGCTATAAAATTTGCACCGTGAACGCGAGAACATAATCTCGCCCACGTGCCTGGATCTATTACCCTGTAAAGATTCAAGCTGCTTTTGCTTTCCGACATAAACGGCGACGCAACACGCATCTTGTGCACTGGCACACCAGCCTTGTAAAACACGTCGTAAAGCTGGTTGTACTCCCATTCGAACTTAGCGTTCGCGGTCCAAATATCCTCCGTCCTCCAATCATAAATCGGATAACAGTTATAGACGTGTTCTGAATTACGCTTGGTCCATTTCTGACCGTCCAGCGATTCCTTCCTGTCGTTCAAAATAGCCCTAAATCTGTTTAGGCTTTCAGCAGTCCTGATGCCAATCATCGAGCAACATCGCTCTCCTTGAGCGTACCAAGCACCAAACTCATCCCAAAACTCGTCGTACATCATGTTTTCTCGAAAGAATGGCATGCTGTGATTCTGCAAATTGACTATGTAGTCTTGCTTTGGCATTGGTCGAATCCATCGCTCCTTGTCGGCTTCTCCCCAGCACTGCCAGTCCACCGCGTATTGCGACACGGTGCACGGCAGCGTAATTGGCAGGCAACACCAATACACGTCGAGTATGTCGAGGTTCTTGCTCAATATCGAATGCATGAAGCTTAGCGAGTGCTCGTAGTTTGCTTCATTATCCAGGATCATCACGCCGACTTTCTTCGTGATTCCATGCTTCCGCATGTAATCAATAACCAGGTTGAGCATCACACCCGAATCTTTCCCTCCGCTGAAGGAAACGTACATCCTTGGAAACTTTTCAAACATGAACGCAATGCGTTCTTGAGTCGCTTCAAATACGTTTTGCTTTTTGTAGGTGCGACGTAAACGAATACGCTCTTCCTGTTTCACCACCACTTGTTGATTCACTTCATTTCCTCCTCGCAAACATGTTTCTTTCCTTTTTAATCGTCCGCAACCTTTGCTTTCGCTCAATCTCCACCTCTTCCGCCAGATCGCAACCGAGGCACCGCATCGTGAGGATCTTCGCTCCGCATCTGCCGCATCGATGTTGGTTCTTCTCGACGAATCCACGTCGAATCTGACGTGCCAGAGTCATGTAATAATCTCGGCACTTGTTCCGTCCGAGGTGCATGTGGTGATCTCGATTGTTCGACCACCATCGAGAAAACATCTCGCCAGCGGTTTCGATGGGATCTCTTGGCGAATAAAGCATCGCGTCCATCAGTTCCTCGATCGCCTTGTCCGTAAAGTTCAACCTACTAGCCATAACATCACCATCACCAACGCGAACACTGAAACCACGAGCACCACTTCCGTGACCGGCCATCGGTCCCAATCAATCTCTTCTTCCATCGCTTCAACCCTCCTTAAAACCGACGGCAGGATTTGAACCTGCAACTCTGGAGCGTCTGGTCAGTAACCTCAGCCCAGCGTGTTTCCTGGATTACACCACGTCGGCCACAATCACCGGCTCTGTACTACCGGGAACTGTGCGTACACCTCTTCAATCCTCCGCGTCTGCTGCTCGCAGACTTCGTCTACCTTTTTCAGCTCTCGCCACAATGCGACGAGTGCCATCTGTTCTCTGGTCAGCGTTTCCAATCGACCCGTCGCCAACGACTCCGCGATCCTGCGTGCATCATGCGGCGTGATCGGTGCAATGAGTCCGTACCGTCTTGATGTTGGATAGATCATCGATACACCTTGTACGTTTGAGCCAGCTTGCCTGTGTGGTTGCAGATCCGTTGATCGTGTTGATAGATCACCAACTTCGATTGCAGTCCGCTCGCACGCTTGCGAATGGACTCATGATTGAGTGCACCGTTGCGTACTGCTCTCGCCGCGACCTCGTTGGCCGTCGCCTCGCCCAGCTCCAGCAGGCACGCGATGAAAGTCTGCTCCAGCATTCCGAGCTTCGGTGCGATCTCCTCAGCAGCGATCTGCGAGGTGATCGGATCGCTCGCACGAGCCTCTGCCCAGTCAAGCAATGGCATCATTGCTACACCTCGACCGTTTCTTCCAAAGCCACTGGAGCAGGTTGCAGCGGTGCAGCGTTCTTGATAATTCCGCCAACGCGACGCGGTGCAGCGGTGTTGATCACCTCGCCTTCAACCGTGTCCGAAACTTCCTCGGACGTGTGCAATCCCATCGCCAGCTCCGGTGCGTAGGCTCGGATGAACCATCCGGCAGCACGGTAGCGAAGCATCTGTTCTGGCATCGTCTGCCACTTGGAACCCTGCTTGCCAAACCATCCTTCCTTTTTTGCCAATCCAACGGTGATCTCGCTTCCTTCGAGCATCTCGCCGGTGCACAACTCGACGGCACAAGCAACGCATCCATGCGTGTCCGTGCCAGGCTGTCCTGTCCATCGGTAGCGAATCGCGGAGAACTTGCCGCAGGAGTTGAACGTCGCGATCAGGAACTGACTCGACCAGCTCGGCCTTCCGTGCACAATGTACAAATTCTGCATCACCATCAGCGGATCGGCACCCATCCGATTCGCCATGTTCAAAGCAACGACGCAGTTGGCGATGTTGTTCTGGAACTCCTTCGGAACCAGCGTTGACGACGACAGCAACTTCGCTGCTCGTTGCGTCAGCATGAAACTCTTTTCGGAACCGAAGCCGATAGAAACGTCATCCGCACTCACCAACTCTTTTTCGATAACCACACTCATCAGACTAACCCTCCAAGGCAAAAACATGCTTGTCGTACCAACGCGGCAGCGACAGATTTACAACACCACTTGACCAATTCGCGATCCACTCATCCGTCGCCAGACGCGACTTGTATTCCGTGAGCAATTGCTCGATCTCATCAAATCCAATCGCAATGGATTGATCATCGAGTTCGTACACCGCCGACTCATACGGTGCCGACGTATTGACGACGAAGAAGAAAAACCGGAAGTCGTCGCCGTACTTTTCGCGGCATGCCAGCTTGTAGAACGCGGCCTGCCTCGCATAACCAAACGCACCGACGCTTTTGCAAAAGGCACCAGGCGAAGCGTCTTTCGTAGTCTTGATGTCAATAATGATCTGCGACTCTGGCAGCACCATATCTGGCTTGCACTTGCACGGCACCTCGAGCCAGTCGAACATGATCGGCACCTCGATCACCGCATCTCTCGGCAGTTCGTTGATGTAGTAGCGTCCGATGTCATGATTGCTCAGCGACTCCACGCACTCGCACGCCTGCTGGTACAGATCGCCATCGACAAGCTGCTTGCCATTGGCCTCAGCCTGGAACTCAGCCCACGCAATCTTTCCTTCCGTCGTGCGACGATCGCACTTTGGAACCACCGCGTAACGTGAACTAAACGTGTCCGGCTCCAACGCCAGCGAGTGCACCAACTCACCCAGTGCCATTGATGACGACTGTTCGTTAACAATCGTTTGCGTTACGAAAGTCTGCAAAAACTCTTGTGGACTCCGCTTCAGCACCGAAAGCATCGAGTTGCTGATTCTTGCCGTGTTGGCGTGATACCTATCGTTTTCGATCCCCATTGTTCCCTCCCATCCCAAACAAAAACCGTACAAACTCACAAAGCACTTGCCAACGATTCTCACGATCGCGGCGATTCATTGCAGCAGCGATCGCGTAGATACGCTCCGGATGAAGTCGAAACGCTTGCGTCTCAGTCACCAGCCAGTAGACCTGGTCGCACGTTTCGTGATTCCAAATCCAATACAGGCCGCACCGCATCCACGCTGGCCTGACGTTGAGCAGATTCAGCTTCAGGAACTCCGCCTCGATCCAATAAAAGTCGATGTGATCAAGATTGATCGAGCCTTTGCCACCGCAGTAGCAACAATCGTCGGCCAACTGCCCGCGACGCTCGCACCATTCACAATCGATCACCTCGATCACGTCATCGATAAAGCGTTCGATGCAGCGATCAATTGCAGCTTCAGTTGCCATGATCGGAGTCCTTTCCGTTTTTAATGGCTGCGTAGACTTCCTCTCTATGGATAGGAACATCTTTGGGAGCGGTGATGCCAAGCCTTAGCTTGCCGCTAGAAGAAGTGACAACTTGAATGATGATGTCGTCGCCAATGCGAATCGATTCACCAACGTCCCGTGCAAGTACCAGCATGGGTAATTCCTTTCGGTGCGTCCATTGCCAAAAACTAGGCAGGCACCATTGAGAGTTGATTGTTAACCGTGTGACGCTTGCGGTTCAGTGCTCGCGTTCACACGTCCTGACGTTCAGGTGTGCAAGAGATTATCGACCTGCAAAATGCTTTGCAATAGGGCTAATCGTCTTTTTTCCCAAAATTTGGATTGCCACTACCTCGCTTCCAGGTCGATTCGATCTTCTTAACCTGCTTTTCCGTTAGTAAAAGTGAGTTTCCATACTTCAGTTGGAACCCCAAAACTTTTGCCCAACGGGAAACCGTTGCAGTCGAACAACCTATCTTTTTCGCCGCTTGTGTTGCTGTAACCATGCCTTTCATAGTATCTCCTTGCAATCTGCTTTGCAATTGACTAGTGTAAAAAACACAGGCAAAGCCGCCAGATCGAAAAGGAAGAACATCAATGATCGCGGGTGATTCTGTACCCTAAACGGAACAGCACCCTGGCTAGATCCTCGCTGGTTTCGGTGATCGCTTGTTCGTCGAGATCCCAGTGGCAGGCGTGGAGCATCTCGTGGATGAGCACCTCTAGCTCTCGCTCGCCGGTTAGCGAGGGTCGGACGGTGATCGTGCGGGTGTTGGCGTCGCAGAGGCCGTCTAGCTTGCTGTCTAGCTTGCCTCGGACAATCGACCAGTATCGGCCTCGAAGTCTGCAACGCATCATGCACCTCGAATTTCGCCATGCTTGGTGATCCGCATGTTTCGCACGCTGAAGCTGCCGTCGGTCGCGACATCCACCCAGCAGAATCCGTGGTTCCAACGATTTACGCGAGCATATTCAGGGGTGAGATCGCAGAGACAACCAGTGCTCCAGACAAATGTTTCCGAATGAAACATATCGGTGTCCGCGTGGCCGCTGGTCTGGTGGGAGTGTCCAACGAGGACGGTGTGATGTGTTCGGAGAAATGCACCTCTGGCAGGATTAACAGGGCTGAAGATCGAGCGGCCCAGCTCGTGGCCGTGAAGGACTGGTAGCTTTCCGAGCATGATCGGACGCTGATCGCCGATCACCTCGATGCCGAATTGCTTGGCCTTGACCAGTTCATCGATGCGAACGTTCGCGAGGTCGTAAATCTCGGGTGCTCGATTCCAGATAAAATGGTCCCAGCGTTCTTCGTGATTGCCAAGTTTGAATACGATGCGTGCCTTCGGGAACTCATGGCGAATCCATTCGAGGCCTCCGATCACTAGCTTTAGTTCCTCCGAGAATCGTCGATGGTGCGGATCTCGCTGATGCCTGCTGACTTGGTAGAAGTCGGCGAAGTCGCCATTGATGAGCAAGCAGTCTGGTGATTGCTTTTTGAGTTCCTTCACGGCAGCGGAGAACGCTGTTTCGTCGTGGTATGGGATATGAACGTCTGAGATGATGCCGACTCGTTTGGCGTCGATTTCGAATGGTTCCCACGCGGTTGACAGGCTTGGCGGCATTTTGGGAACTTGACCGGCAACGCCCTTTGGCCGTGGTTGGGTAGCGAATTTCTTTTTCGCTGTGCCGTGTGCACCTCGGATGGATCGGATGGTACTCCGAGCGGTCTCCACGCTGCGGAAGCTGTTGGGTCGTTCGGCCTTTGCTCGTTTTGCTAGGCCGAGATTGGATGCGTCTGGAAACTTGCGGCAGAGTTCCTCCAGGTAGAGGCGAGCTGAGGTTTGAGGGGGTCCAGGTCGTTTTTTCGTCATCTCAATCCATCCGTGTTAGGTGTCGATTGACAAATACCGTCTCCAGCGATCCGCCATAGCGTCCGCTGTGTACTCGCTAAGATCGATGCTGGATGCTGTGGCGGTTTCTATAGCGTGTGCTATAGCCGACGCGTCCGCATCAACATCAAGGATCGATGGACCGAAGTCTCCGTGACGCTCAGCAAGATCGTGCATGATTCCTAGATTGGTCGAGACTACTGGCAGGCCAAAGTGCATCGCTTCGACGACCGATAGCCCGAATCCCTCGCTGGATGGAACCGTCGCGAAGACATCGATGGCATTGAGGAAGTCGCCGATCTGCTGGATGGGTTCCAGCATGCGGACTCGATGACTGATTCCAAGATCGTCGGCAATCTGCCGCACTCGCTCCGCATGCTTGGTGAGCCAACCGCAAAGGACGAGATACGCTCCGTCCATCTTCGCCACAGCCTGAACCAGCAGCTCGCAGCGTTTCTCGGCAGCAATTCGACCTGTGTAGCCGACGACAAAAGCGTCCTGGGGAATCTCGCAACGTAGACGCATCTCCTCGCGGGTGATCGTGGGAACAAGTCGCTCGGTTTCGATTCCGTTTTCGATGGTTTCGCATGGTCGGCCTGTCCATCGAGTGACGTGCTCCGAGACAACCTTGGAAACACCCACTAGACGCCGGCAGACGCCGTGAGAACTCATGACCCAGTCGCGTGTCCAGTCGCAGTATCCGTGAGCCAGCAGGATCAAATCGGAGTCTAGGATCGGTGCTGCTTTTGGAACGCAGCTCATGACAATCGGGACGCCATGCTTTGCTGCATCGAGTAATCGGACGCGAGGGGACATCCCAAGCAGCGTCTCGGCAACAGTTTCGTCGGCAATGTTGCCGTGTACAACGGTCCCGAATGATCGCAAACGGCGAGCCATCGAAATCGACCAGCATTCAAGCCCACCAAAATGGATCGGTTGCCAGAATGCGATCTCGGATCGCCAGAGACGAAGTGCCTCGTCGACGGTGATCTGCGGGTATCGCTTTCGCTCATTGTCAAGCTTTGCGTTGACTTCGTTATGGACATCGATGGTCCATCTGAAGAAGTCGTCGGGAGTCTCGAAGCGTGGCGGCGTTCGCTCCTTGATCTGACGATAGCCTTCCTCGCACTTGCAATAACGAGGAATTGTGCGTTCCCATTTCTCAAGCCATTCGGGATCGTTTCCGCGGTAGCGATGGAGGTGGAACCAAGGATTCTGAGCGAACCAGGCGAACGCTCGATTCTGCTGTTGCACGATCGGTTTTGGTTCCGAGGATCGTGTCTCTGGGCTCTCAAAGTGTACGCCAACTCGCATGGCAGCCTGTTAGGTGTTGAGGGTGACGACGACCGTTGGGAATGGTATGCAAACCTCGTCGGTCGGCTCAATCTGCTTGGTGAAATTGACAGAGAACGTGTAGCTGTCGACAGTCGCAACCTTCATTTGATAGACAGGTACGATGGGATCGGCACCGGAGAAGTAGCAGTCGATGCAGTCCCAGTAGTTGCACGCGTTCTGCTCTGCTAATGGAGGTCCGGGGTAGATCGGGTTGTCGCACGACTCGCAATCCTGAGTCCATCGGCCTGGTGCGTAGTTCTCCCAAAAGAGATTGTGGCAAGCCGTCGTTTTGATGAGAAACGGATTGTTGACGACGTTGAACGTTTCCATGATTCCGTCCTCGGTAAATCGAGACTCGGAGTGAGTGCGATCGGTTTCGCGTGGTTCACATGAGCATGGGTATCCGCCGCTGAACTTGGCACAGACATCGCACTCAATGCCTATGTTGAAGCAGAACTGGCAATTGTAGAGATAACCGATGCTTCGAATCGTTCCGCCAGTCACCGGATCGAGGCTCGCTCCGATTGGATAGAAACACAGTGAGTCGACGCCCTCGATGCATGTCTCGAAGTTGCATTCGTTGACGTCTGCATCGGTAAAGGTGATCGTTGCTGGAATGTCCTCGGGTGCATCGTAAACGCGATAACGCAACAGCCAGTACGTTACCTCTGCTCCAAACTCGACATCGTCTGGACAATTGAATGGCGAGTCGTGGTAAGGCTTTGTCGATGTGCATTCTTCTCCTGGAATCGGAACTGGCGGGAATCCACTGTTGAAATCGTAGCCCTGGATATTTTCCTCACAGCATGACGATTTGCCGCTCATCGATGCGGTTCTTGTGGTCGACTGCCAAGAGCCAGCACCGTGAGCAGCTCGGACCTCGACAGCACATTCGACAACGTACTTGCACTCGATGGTCCCACCATACTCGCAAGTCATGTTGCCCTTGTAGATCGATACCTTCGTTTCGCCATAGGCCCAGCGAACCGCAATCCATCGCTGAGTCTTTAGCTCAACGGCACGTTCCACCGTTCCGCAGTTGTAGACGTCGTCGCAAAAGCTGGCTGCACTTGCGTCTGGCTCGTCGTAAAAGAATGTGCAAAACACGTCGTTTTGCTGGTAGGTTCCAGGCGGATCCAGCACGTACTTTTTTGACTTGATCATCTTCGACGAAACTTGGATCGTTTCGTTGATGGTCCGATCGACGACTAGAAGCGTGTCGCACGTGTAATAGATGGTGTCGTCGGTCGCTGTTGCTGTGTGGCAGCATCCATTCGAAACAAACGAAACGGTGTCCGTTTCCGATTCCCTGAGGATAGTGACGCTGGTAGCGATCTCGGCGAGTTCGGCGGCATCCATGCAGCACGGTGAGCAGTTGCACGAACCGAAGCATCCCATTAGCAGATCTCCACAGCAACCCACTTGGCATCGACTGGGAATATTAACACGATCGCATTTGCGGTGATCGGTGTCGATGTCGGTGCCCATGCGGTGTAGGTAATGGTTCCTGGACTCCAGTTGCCGGAGCTGGGGAGCCTGGCCGTAACTGTTCCGCTGCTGTTGCCGGCAATCCCAAGCGATCCTGCGGTTGCCAGTAGTGGCGTTTCGCATGCGATCACCTTGAGGATGTCGGTTCCGATGTCATCGTAGGCAATCGCGGTGAAGGAGCTTCCCTTGGTAAGCTCAAAGGAGTCTACCGCAGGTCCAAGCCTGGTTCCGCATGCGTAGGATGTTCCGTCCGTGAGTGCTCGGAAGATCGGACCAGATTGAGCAACGCCTAGATCACCGGCCTCAACCTCGTAAGGACCATTCAAGAGAAACGGTGCCATTACGGAGTTGGTGTAATCAAAGGGTCTGGCAATCTGCAAGTAGTTCTGGCTTCCGATTTCCTGGACGCCGTTGACCTGGATGCATCCGTAGGGAGGAACTGTATGGCTTGAAAGATTGATGAAGTAGATCGGTGGAGCGATCGCCGGTCGCATGTCGGTACTAGCGACATCGATCCCACGCTCAAAAGCGAGCGTGGCCTGCCATATTCGGCGAGCACGTTCGGGAGTAAACGCTCCGATCTCAACGTCTGGCATCGATTAGCCTCGTGTGTCGCAAAGAAGAGAAACTTTGTAGACCGCGGGAGTAACCGCGGTTCCAGTCGCTGCGTCGTTGCAAGCGATTGACATCCGGCATTCCAGCAGTTTTCCAGCAAGACTAGAGCCTGTGACGGTGAAGTCGTAATTGGATGCGGTCAGCGAGTTCATGCTGGTCGCCGATGTGGTAACAAGATCGGAACCAGGCGATCCGGACGAGCCAGCATATGCCTCGAAGTCGATGGTGCATGTGGTGTCGGCAACGGTTGTCTCCATCTTTGCATTGGCTCGGATTTGGATCGTTTGCCCGTTTTCAAAGTTGGGAGGAACGGGGATCGAGAAGTAGATCCGTCGCGTGGTTGCTCCAACGGCCTTGAGATCGCCAGCGGTGATCCGGACAGGATTGGTGCCCCAGGTGCCAGTGACCAAGCCGAGATCGTCGCTGGCCGCTGCGGAGACGGGATTGGATGCGACAGCGTCCCAGACTCGAAACGCATGCACCGGAACAACGTACTCGGCGAGGACTCGCTGAGCCATCTTCGTTGGGTCGATGTTCGCGTTCGCTGCGATGTCGACGTCGTTGATCGAGGAATCGGGGAGGAGTATGGTGACGTTTGCAATGGTTGCCATGTTAAAGTAGTCCTAATGCGTTGAAAGGGAGTGAATCGTAGAGCTTGAACTCAAGCCAGTTTGCGATCTGTTCTTCGCCCTCAGCGGGTACGGGAAGTCGATAACCGTCGGCAGCGAGAAGCACTTTGCGAGTCATCGGTTCCTTGTTGCCGTCGACAGCTCGAACAATGCGAGTTCCGGCACCTGGCCCGGACAGATCAATCTTTTCGTAGAAGCCTTCATGACGGACGCGAGCGTACCAAGCTTTCTCTGCGGTTGTTCGGTACGGGTAACGGAATCGAATCTGTGCAGTGATTTCCCAGTAGCCGCCAATTTCGCCAAAGACATTGGACGCAGAGAACTTCATGAGTTTTGCGGTTCCGGGAGGCCAGCCGAGAAACGTGTCTGAATTAACCGCTCGGCGGTAGCGTGCCTGGACATACGGCGAGAAACTAATCATGTTCCGTTTGATGCTGACCGTCTGATCTGGAATGAGTGCCTTGACTCCCTCGATCGGTTCACGGTTGACGGTCTGGATTGGCTTGCCGTCGAAGTCCTCGTCGATCTCTTCCTCGCTTTCGATGTCGTCCCAGTCGATGCGAGGCGGAGCCATAATTGGGTTGTTGGGCTCTTCTGGATCGGTGCCAGGTGCAATCTCGCCGTTGTAGTCGATCGTCATCATCCATAGGACGGGAGACACCCGTTCTAGAGATGCACCATCGGCGTAGACAAATGGAAAATCTTCGCTGAAGGACGAGCCGGCAGCGGGGATTCCGGTCGCTTGGTAAATGTCCCATTCGACAGCGTTGGGCGTGCTGGTGATCTGGTAGGCACGCTGAAGCTTGACCGTGAGCTTTCGGAAGTTGTCTTCCAGTCGCACGTCATGAGCGGGCTTAGACCACATTTCGGTGACTTCAAGGGCTGGCATTACTTGATCACCTCAAATTTTACTCGGTCAGAATTTGGCGTTTTCAATGGTTCCAGTTTCTTGATCGCTTCCTCAACCTTTCCAAGTTGTTGAACGGTCAGCTTGGTATTCTCGACGATCTTCTTTTGATCGTCCTCGCGTGGACCACGACTAAGCAATCGAGATTCAAAAGCCGCGTTGCTGGTCTGCTCGATTGCCTTCGCGTCCTTCTTTTCTTTCGATGCGTCCATTGCGGCCTGAGCTGCGGCGATCGCCTCGGCGGTTCCCTGGTCGAGTCCCTGCTGCTGGAGTCGGAATGCGTGGGCGGCTTGTTCGCCTTGTTCGATGGCGATCTTTTGTTCCTGAAGTCGTTCCAGTTCGCTCTTGCGTAGGTCGTCAATCTTTTGGATGCGTGCTTTTTCTTCCTCGTCGGCCTTCTTTTTGGCGTCTGCCTTTTCCTTTTCGAGGTCAACCATCTTTTGCAGGTTGGTGATGATCTTTGCGTCTTGCTCAGACTTGCCATCGGAAAGCAGTTGAGCTTTTTTGGCTTCAAGTATGCCCATTGTCAGTTCGTTGTATTGATTGCGGAGTGCTTTCATCTGAGAAACTGAATCGGCATCTATTTGCTTTTTCTTTTCAATTGCGGCGGTCTCTTCCTTGAACGCTTTAATTGCAAGTGCTCGTTTTCCGTATACACTGCTTAATTGATTTTGCTGCTCGTTCAACTGAGCAATACGCTCGCGTTCTAAATCAATTTCATCCTGCTTGATTTTTATGTTTGCCTTAGCTTCTCCAGTTATGTTGAAGCCTTTTTTCATTTTGTCTAACTGACTAATGTTCCTTCCTAAAGAAACCTCAACTGTCTTCAGATCGTTAGATACGGCCGTAAAATACTCATGAGCTACTTGCTGCTGTTTATCGGGATCTCGTATTAGTGCGATTTCCTCCATGTCCTGCGAAAACCGGAAGTTTTGAACTCCAGCAGTAGCTTGTGCTAATTCGCGGATTTGCTCGCGTGCTTGCTCTAGCTTTTTGTTCCACTTGTCGGTCTGGAAAATAATGTTGCCAAGCGACTGCCCAATGTTTACGGCAAGAGTAGCAACGAGCCCAACAAGTCCCGCCTTGAACGCCAGAGCACCGGCACCTCCAGCCTTTTGCATCTCGGCAAATTGTCCTACCTTTTCGGTGACTCCCGCCAACTGACCTGCATACGACGCCAGCTCCGTTCCGCCCAATTGACCAGCGAGGACGCCAATAAACTCAGTGGAGGCTTTCGCCTTGGCTCCGGTGTCCTTCACCGACTTGATATTTTGATCGATTGCCTGAGCAGCAGCAGCGACCTTTGCAGACGCTTTGTCCTCGGCCTCGATCAGGATCTGTACGGATTCGCTAGCCACGGTGAGCCTCCGCCTTGATCATGAGTTCGTCAAGTTCCAAGAAACGTTGTGCGTCGACGAACCAGACGGCCTGGTCCAGTGCTCCGCCAGAGACAGGTGGCAATCCCTTTTGGTAGAGATCGCACAGTCCAATGACGTCGACAATCGGACGGCAAAAGCGATTTGGGCACCCCTGGATGCGTACCGACCCCTGAGCACAATGGGAGCACCCGGACCCGTTGCAATGCGGGCACTCGATCTCGATTGGTTCTGTGTCGGTTCCCATGTCAACGCACTCCTTGTCGCTGCAATGCCGGCAGAGTTTTCCCTGACGGATCAACGCAGCGACTCGCATCATTTTTTTTCGTCGCCACTCATTCGCTGGTTGTAAGCAACCTTGCGCAACAGTTCGATCGATTCGTTGTAGCTGAGCACATCCTCGATCGCGTCGGCGTTGTACTCGCGGCCCATGTTTCGCCAGTCGGTTAGGACTCGCTTCAACTGCTCGACCGCTGCATCGAAAACTTGAGCGACAGTGACGCCGTCGGCGTGCAGCATGTCAATCGCTTCCATGATCTTTCGTTGACCTCGCATCGACTGCGAGCGAGCCACAAACACCGGACGTGAGGCCACGGGCTTGTCAGCATCGCTATCGAGAACGATTTCAAACGACTGATCAGGTTCCAAGAAAATCGGCATAACCCCTCCTCAAAAAAACTAGGTAGCAGCGGTGAAGGTGATTGACACCTCCTGGTCCGCCGTTGAGCCGTTGGCATTGCACTGCCACGTGATGTCATCGACCACAAGTCGCTCGCGGTCAGCCTCCGAGATCGAAGTGATCTGAGCTTTCGGAGCTGCGATGGTGATCTTGCTGTTGGTTGGACCATCGAGATCGAAAGTTAGTGCATGCTCGCTGTAGTCGAGCAGCTTGCCATAGCGATCCTGAGTCGCAACGAGTTTTGATTCTGGATTGCCAGTGATGGTGCAAATCCGGTTGGTGACGATCGCGGCCAGGAACCCAGCGGCGGTGCCAGCAGATTCGCGAAGTAGGATCGTGTTTCCGCTGTCGAGAACCAGGCTCTCCAAGTGCAAGTCGACGCTGTTCCATGTGGTCGTCGAGGATGCGTAGCGGAGCGGTGCAACGGTCGGATACGTTGGTGCAATGATTGCGGTGTCGGTCGGTGATTCCCAAATGCCGGTGAACTCGAACTCAAGGAATGCCGTTTTTCCGGTCGGGCAGTTCCATTTGAAGGTTCCCATGCAGCCTCGAAGCAGTTTCCGCATTCCGTCGATGTAGACGGCCATTGTGAGCGTCTTGACGTTGGTGCCTGGTGCCTCGGTGCGAGGGGTGTAGACCTGGCCCGATTTGACCCAACCGCATGCAGGGAGGAACGTATCGGCCCAAGCCGGCTCGGTGGCGGTTCCGTCCCAGGATGCATCGTGCTTGAACGTGATCTTGCCTTTGTAGCCGCCGGCAACACTAGGACGCATGCCGAACGAACCCTGGCCCTCACGCTGTTCCATTTCCGTTTCGGTTTGGATCATGACGTCGTAAGCATTAAACGCTGCATCCGACGAGGTGAGCGTCTCGGCGGTGCCTGGTGTCGATTCGATCTTTGCGGCGAGGACTCGTTTGCGTTTGAGTAGCGTCATTTAGTTGGTTCCTAATTCAGGTGACGTGCGTAGTTTGATCTTGCCCTCGGCGGCCAATGTGACCTCGCGGAGCCTGCGTTTGATTTCGATGGGGAGTCGCTCGGCGGCGATGCGAGCGGCATCGCTGCCGATGCTGGTCTGCGTGAAGTAGTCGCCTGGGCTTTTGCCAAAAATCTTTCGGAGCTTGCGTCCACCCTCTTCACGTTTGTAAACGTTGCCGCCCCACGATCTGACGGTGAAGCCATCGAGGACGCTGGTCCAGCCGCCGCCCATGTTTGTCTTGTACCGGACTCCAGATCGAACTCGTTTGCCTTTGCGAGTTTTTCCGTACTCCATCGCTTCATGCCAGCGAGCTGGAAAGGCATGCCCCTTCCAAAGCTTGATCGTGACCTGCGGACTGTCAGGCGATGCGTTGTTCTTTTTAATGACCGCCTTCTTGAGCACCTTTGCCTTGGTGTAGGTCTTTGATGTGTGCTTGTTGGTGCTGTGGAGTTTGAAGTTGACGACCTTGCCGAGCTGCTGTGCGGCCTCAACGCCGACGGTTTTTGCAGTGCGGTTGACGGCAGTCGCGAGATGGCGTGCCAGGTGATGCTTGAACTGGCCGAGATTCTCAGCGATCTTGCGGAGGGATTCCTGGTTGACGTCCACTTTGAAGTTGAAAGCCTCGCTCATGTTCTCACCACAGTTGGATCTCCCTCATCCGTCCTGTAGGTAACAAGCAAAGGAACGTTGACGCCATCGAGTCCACCATCTGCCGAGACGTATTCCGGGGATCGGAACTGAGCATCGACGGTAAGTCCGCCGAGGGTGTGCCAAGTAGAATCGACGCTACAAACAGCACGCACGACGTCAGCATGAAAGAGATTGAGCTGCTCGTCGATTGTGGCTGCATCGCGTTCGCTCGGCATCAAATGGCATCGGATTTGGTACGTTTGGCGATAGGCGACAGCAGGCGGATTGCCTGGTCGCATCAGTTCCTCGACGATCTCAGCCGAACCCTGCACGAGAACGATCTGGCGATCGCGAGGTGTAAAATCGGTGGAACGTGTTGGTCGCAGCACCTCGCAGACGTCGATCGGATAATTCGTGGAATCTCCGATCATCGCCTCCAAGCGTCCGAGCAAAACCACCGCGATCTGTTCGTTGACTGCTAGCGGCATTCTAGGACCAACATCCCCTCGTCATGCGACAGAAGCTTGGTAATGGTACGGCGTTCTGGTTTGCGTCCGACCCGGACGGCGAACGCGATTGCGTCGCCGCCGAGGTCGAGTTCTTCGCTAGAGATTCCCTGCGTGATGTCATTTGCAACGCTGACCTCGAAGACGGGAGTAATGGTGTCTCCGTCTTCGGGCAGGATCGCTAGAGCGTCTCGAACCACGATCGCGTTGATCGATCTCGATTTTCCAGTCCGCTTGATGTAGCTGACCGGCTCGGCGAAATCGTTCGGATTCGCGAACAGGTTGATCGAGTCGCTCTGTATGACATCGTGCAGAGTCATCGCTTACCTCTTGCACTCCACCGACACGTAGTCGATGGTGACGCTGTTGACGTTCGTCGATGCAGTCTTGCTCATCTGAACGAACGGTTGCAGCGAACTGGTTGCAGCGGCCATCGTAAAGGTTGTGGTCGATGCGACTCGCTGGCCGTCGACGTAAAACTTCACGTCAGACTTTCCGCCAGTGAAGTCGATCACACACTCGCGATAGGTGGCAACGAGCGACAGGCCAGTAGCCTTGTCGTCAAGATCGCTGGTTCCGTCGTCGGACTCACAAACAATCGCATTCGAGCCAACAAGCTTGAACTGGGCGTTGTTTGCAGTCGCGTCGGTGTCGTCGTTGCGTGCCGACTGAAGTCCGAAGGCCAAGGTCGTTGCAGCGTTGAGCGTTGCAACGGTCTTAACGATGAAGACTGCTCGCTGAATGTTGTCGATGTCAAAGCAAAGCTTGTCACCGAAATCCAAGCAAACGTTTTGAACTTCGTTGGCACTGTCGAATGTCAGTGCAATCTCTCCGGTAGCCGATGGGCTGACCGAAGCATAAGTTGGAGTACCGCTCGACGAGGTGTCGGTGATCTTCCAGTTGCCTTCACCGACCGTCGCGGTGAACGTTCTTCCGCCGAAGAAGTCATCTTCGAATTTCGCGTGGTTCACGAATCCCATTTTTCTTTATTCCCGTTTATTGATGTGGTTTTGGTTGTCAACATGCCCCTGAGCCGATAAGCCCAGGGGCGAAGATTGTCAGTTAAGACTAGGTGCGGTTTCCGAAGATACCGCGGTGATCGATGACCGCTGCGGCCATCGTTTGACGCACGTAGTAATGGTACGTGTCGTTGTCCTTGTTCCATTCGCTCTCAAGGACTGGGGACTCTTCACCGTTCAGGAAGGTGATTTCCACAGTGTCGATCTGCGAGTTGTCGGCGATTGCATACCAGTTGGTAGCACTGTTCGCGTCGAGCAGCGGGGTCGATACGACTTGCAACGGACGAACGCCGTTTACGCCGTAGATGTTGACAACGCCTTCGTTGCCGTTGCTCTGAACGTAGGACTGGCTGTTGACCAGTTCCAACGCGGTGCCAGAGTAAGCAAGTGGCACGAGCAACGTGCGAGGTTGCAGGTTCAGGTAGACGTCGCTCGATAGACCCTTTTGGAGGCCCATGAGCTTGAACGCTTCGTTGAGCGAGGTCACGCCTGGAGCTGCGACCGAAGTTGCGGTAATGTTGGTTCCGCTCGTGTGCGATGCGGAGAACAACGCAAAACCGTCAGCCATCGTTGGGTTGGCGAGAAGTGCGTCATAGACCACCTTCTCTTGAGTCCGGCGAGCTGCGTTTCCGTGCATGGCTGGGATTCGCGACAGTGCGTCGAGATCGTCGTTGATGACGGTTTCCCAGGTGACGGAGAACTTCTTGCCGAACTTCTCAACCTTGTACGATCGCTTGGAATCGCTGATTGATCCCTCTGGGTACGGTGCCCCTTCAGGAACCATTTCCAAGTTGGGCGATTCGCCAAGCTGGATGCGGTTGATGTTCTTGAAGTCCTCGACCGATTGAGCTTGGCGAGCCCAAAGCGACCATGTGTAAGGTGCTTCTTCGTAAGCGGCTCGCAGGGTCTTTGTCGCTGCGTCGAGCAACAGGTTGGCAAACGATCCGCTGGTGTGGTACGCCTCTGCTGAGCGTCGAACGTTGAGCCGGTTGAAGGTTGGCTCGTGGCCCATCGCCATGCGTGCGATGTCTTGGCGAGTGTATCGCTCTGGATTGATTCCCATTCGGCGAACGCACAGTTCGGCCAAACGGTAAACGCCCAAATTACGGAATTGTTCCGCTCCTTGGACTTGAGGTGCCTGTCGCTTGACTTGGCCCTGGAAACATCGCTGCACGAGGCCAGCGGATGCGACTTCCATGAACTTGTCTTGCTCGGACACGGTGACTGCAATGCTGGAGCCTTCGATGGCTCCGCTTCCCAATGGTTGTTGAGCCATTCGTCGAATAATCTCCTGTCGGGCATCTGCAACGGAAACGTTGTCATCGATGAGCTTGTCTGCGAGTGCCCGATCTTGTCTCGCGAGCTTCACGTCATTGATGATGGTTTGGCGGCGGAGCTTTTCGGCAGCGAGTTGGCGTGCAACCTCGGCCTTGACCGCTTCTTCTTGAGATGGTGCGTCGGCAGGCATTGGTGCATCCGCTCGAACAGCCTCGCCCTCCATTGGTTTTTCTTCACCCATCATCGATTCGATCTCTGGCATCTCTGGTGCCTCGATCGCTTCCGAGCCGGCTGCACCAGCAAGAAACGTGATGATTTGAACTGGATCGGTCATACCTTCCGGCACGCCGAGTTTTTGAACTGCGGCCATAAGTGCCTCGTCCATTCTCGTAATCCCTTCCCGGTCGCTAGACCGACGAACAGTAGAATTTGGATCTGCACCCGTTGCACAGATCGAAGCGTTGTGTGGCTCCCAAGCGGTGACAATCTCCGCCGGTCCATCTATCACGTTCCCACTCGGAGTCGTGTATCGTTGACCCTCTGGCACGTACTGACGTGCGAGGATTTGTGCATCGATGCTAAAGTCGTTGAGGTGTCCCTCGTTGTATCTGGTCGCGATCTTTTGGCTCTCGTCGTCGCTGGCGAACTCGGGGAGTCCAACGAGTGCATCTCCTTCGATCTTGATGGATCGGATTGAGCCAAAGACGTTCCGAACGGTTTGATCGTTGTGACTGTCGACGATGGGGAGTTGATTGCGATCCTGACGGAATCGGACTCCATTCATGAGCAGTACCTGAGCGACCCATTGACGCCTGGCTTCGTCGTAAACCATGACGGGAGTCTCGGTGGCGATTACTGCCTTGCCGTCCTTGATGACTCCGAACTGTCGCTGGATTACTGGCGAAGGATCGTTCTTTGCGATGGCTTGTGCAAACTTCTTGCGACGAATCGCGTTGATCTCGGCAAGTGTCATTGAGGCACCTCGGCTGGCAGAGTGTCGACAGATCCATCCTTTGCGTCATCGATGAGTGCTTGTGCGTTGGCGTCGTTCATGCCGATCGATGACAGGAACACCTTGGCAGTTGCTTCGCCGATGACTCCGTTGGCGAGATCGTCCAACGTCTTGGCGATCGCTTTGCGGTTGCGGTTGAACTGGAGAGTTGACAGGCCCATCATCTCGCCGCTTCCGATCGGTGTTGGCTCGCCGGGAGCCGCCATCGAGGATTGAGCCGCTGATACGTCGACCTGCTGCTGCTGCAAGGTCTTGAGCCCGAGCTGCTCCATGAGGCGACGCTCTTTGGATTGCTGGTAGAACACCGATCGCCATGACTTGCCACGCTGACCGAGTTCGGTCTGGTAGGTGGACATAAAATTCTCGATCGCGTCCTTTGCAGCGGCCTGCTCGGATTGAGGATCGACCCATTCCCACTCTGGCGTCTGCCACTCCACCGGAACGGCTCTGCGACGCTCACTAAGCAGATCGGCGGAGGAGGGGAACGCCGGCAGGGAGCTAAGTGCTGCAGCGTCGCAAAACGCGTCCCAGGTGGGTTGGAGGAAGTGCCGAATCAAATACTGCTGCCAGCATCGGAATCGACGACGATCCTCAAGCTGGCTGGTTCTGGACGAACTGTAGGAGGTTCCGCTGTAGTCGCGAGCGACCGTCTCGTAGGACAGGCCGGTTCCAACCGCGATGCCTCGGAGTATTAAAGCGATCCACGGTTCTGCTCCGGCAGTCGGTCGGCCTGGGTTGATGCCCTCAACCGATTCGCCTGGCGACAGTCGGACGATCTGGCCTGGTTCGAGGTAGTCGAGCTTGTTGCCTGCCGCGTCAACAGAATCTCCACCGTCGGGATCGGAGAGCGATCCGATGGGTGTTTCAGTCTTGATGGCGACAGTGAAGCAGGATGCAACCGCGGAGGCTTGTAGCTCGTTGTCCACGTAGGTGCCGAGGTCGCGAATCCAGCTCAGTGCCGGTGCGAACCAGGAGACGCCTCGCGTCTGACCGATGCGATCGTGGCGATAAAGGTGCAGGATCTCATTGGCGGGGATTCGCTCAGGTGTGCGAGTGAATGCCCACGGTTGGAGCGGGTGATCCTTGTAGATCCAATAAGCAACTGGTCGGCCAAGATCGTCGAGTTCGACGCCTCGGACGATGCGGTTCCCGGTCGTGTTGTCGAGGTGTGCTGCGTAGTTGTCTTTGTCGCCAGCGAGTCGATCCGCCTCGATTAGCTCAAGTGCCAATGGGACGGGTCGATAGATGCCTCGGTATTCGCTCGATGGAAGTCGGACAATGCGAATCAGCACTTCGCCAGCTTCGACGATTTCACGCTGTGCCAGCGATTGCATTTCGTCGAGCGTGTACTGGCCGTTGATCTCGCAGACTTCGGACCACTCGGCCCAGATCTTGTCTCGCTCGTCGTTGATAGATTCGACGTCGTCGCCCTGTGGTGTCTCAAAGGTCGATTGTGCCTTGATCCCACAACCAACCACAGAGGAAACGATCGTATCGACGACGCCCCAAGCGTAGGCGTTGTTGCGAACAAGGTCGCGGCCCCACGCTCGAAGTCGGTCGGCTCCGAATGGACCAAGCAGTTCCTGGTCGGCTGGGTTGTTCTTTGGGATGCGGTTGCTGCTGACTCGCGATGGCTCGGCACCTTGGTAGGAACGCATCAGCTTTCGAGCCTGCAACCGACGGACGCCAGCAAGCGGATCGATGGCAGAAACAATGGAATCGATCAGTCCTGCGATCATCGGCGATGCCTCGACAGCTTGCCAAGGGAAAAGCCGCCTGATCCGCTCTCTCGCACGACCTGGTTCTGCAACATGCGACGCTCTTCGAAGAGGCTCGCAAGGTCGAGTTTGGTAACGCTCCGCGATCCAATGGAATAAGACGACGCACCTCCGGTGAGAAGTGCTTCGATCGCAGCGTCAATCTGTGTGAGTAGGCTTGCAGCGGATGCCATGCATCAAGGATCACATGGCATGCCTGGTGCGTCTATTTGCAATTGCTATGCAGGTTGCAAACGTAGAAAAACTTTATCCTTCCTGTGCCCAGGTGTTGCCGCACATGCCGCACCGACAATAACGAATCGATCCGTGCTTGCTGTACACTCGCACGTAGCTCTCGCCTGGCTTTCGACGCGTTACGCACAACGTGCAATCGCGTGGCATGAATCGACGAGGCTCAATCGGAACCTCGGCGACGGGTGCCTCGATCGTTTGCGTTTCTTGTGACTCCTGTGGTCGCTGTTTCTTCCTTGCCATCACCCTCTCCTCTTTGGTATCCACCCACCCTGACGTTGCTTGAATCGAGTTCCGTGCTGATGCCTGGACTCGACCGGCTTCGATTGCTTCTGCTTCTCGGCTTGCTGCTTTGCCTGAATCTCGATCTCCGATGGAGCGATGAGCTTGACTCCGCACGCTTCACCGGCTGCCGCTGCCATGTAGGTAGCATCGAGCCAGTGATTGTTATCGTTGCGAACGGCCCAATACTGCTTGGTTCCCTTGCCTTCCTTGAACTCGCTGACGAACTCCTCAGCGGTTATGTGCTGGCTGTAGGACGCGTGCCGCTGCGATCCGTCGAGCGTGAACAACGACAGAGATCCTCGACGCAGCATGTTTTGCTCGTCAAATGTCGGCGTCAGGAATCGCTCGTGAACGAACTGCTTCCAGTAGGCTGTATCGAGTTCGTAGAGCCATACTCCAGCGGATGTGAGACGGCTGGCGTGCATGTTGGCACCGGCAATGATTGTGGCCGTGTTCGCCTTCTTTGGTGTGTAGGGTTGATAACCCTTGGACGGATGGAAGACGCCGCCAACTTCGCGACAGAACTGATAGGCCGCATTGGTGAACGACCCTGAGTCGACCATGCAGAAGTCCACCTTTCGCTCGGTTCCTGACCCGTCGACAAACTTCTTCTGGAGCAGCTCATCCCGCCAGTTCAGCAAAGCGTTGTAGATCGCTGGCTCGGAGGCTTCCGCGTCCATCCCTTTGTCGGTTCCGTACACCTCAGCAACACCGTAATCGACGACAACACCGCCGGCACCGTGCCACCAGGCCGTAACGACCCAATGGCATCGGTACTTGCCAAGGTCGATCGCTGCGGTGAGTGCCGTTGCGTTGATTGGTAGCTGACGCCTAGCGAGTCCGCTCATCCGGGATTGCACGATCGCTGCGGTTAGCCCAGCTCCGACCGGACCGGATTCCTCTGGAGGATCGTTGTCGATCTCGGTCGCAACCGACTTAGGACCAACGTCAGCAACGCGGTTGTAGTAAGCATGGATCGCTGATAGTTCCAATGGCTCGCCATCGGAGTGCAGCTTTCGGGAGTAGCTGTTTGGGTTGCTGACGACACATCCAGCCTCGATGATCTTTCGGTTGTCACGCCAAAAACGATAGGCTTCGCGAGCATCTGGATCGTCGGGCTTTCTACTGCGACGCTGATCGATGTATTGCTCAACCATATCCATCCGGTCTGGAGGCTGTACCATCTTGCGGTATCGCTTGCCTCTCCAAGATGGCTTGATCTTTGGATCGGTGAATCGGTAGGCAATACAACGACGATTTTGGCATGTGCACAGCATCACTCGCGGAATCCGTTCAGCACTGGCACCCAGTCCAGCAATGTCCGCTTCGATCACTTCCTCGTTCTTGGCAATGAGCACATCGGACGCCGCTGCTTCGCGATCCTCGATGTCGTCGATGATTGCAAGCGTTGGACGCATCGATCGGAACTTGGTTCCTCGAACCGGACCATCGACGCCAAGGCAGTAGAGCACCTGGCCGCATGATGCAGGAACCACGCTCTCAGGCCAATCAGGCCCGAGCTGCCAACGCCCGATGGTTGGAAATGCGATGTGATCTGCTGCGAGTTCAATGTTGGTATTGACGCCTGATACAGTCTGCATGCGTGCTCGACTGGACCAACCGCCAACCGCTTGCATCGGAATGCCGATTTCCGGGTAGTCGGCAACGAAGAGTTCGTTCTGTTGCAGTTGCTCTTTGATGTCCTTGAGTTCCTGCTGCGACTTGCCTTGGCTTTTGCCAATGACGACCGGAAATGTGCTCATCCCCATCACCATCAAGTACAGTGCGGCTCTGGTCGCAATGGTCGTTTTTCCTTCTCCCCGAGGACCAGCGATCGCTTGATCTCCACCGTACAAAGCAGCATCTATGATGGATCGCAACATCGACTTCCTGTCACCTGTAAAAGCCTCGCCGAACTGACTTGCAAAATAGGTTGCGAGCCACATCTCAGGATCTGTTTCGGCCTTTAGTCTTCGCTCGACGCTTGCCGGCGGAGGGATCTTTAGATCGCGTAGCTTGGCTCGCTTCGCTTCTTTTCTAGCCTTGTCCGCCTCGGCCTCGCTTAGGCTTTCCGTTGTCTTTTGGAGTTTCGATGACAACGCTGGATGCGAGCTTAGCAAGCTCTCCAGCTGGTACACGTCGAGCGAGTTCAAGAAGCTGTAGTCGTCGCTCCTCAAGTCCAGCATGTTCTTTGGCCTCCAGTTCGTCCCTCTTCAAATCCAACGCGTCGGCAGCAATCAAAAGTTTCGCCGAATCGATCATCAAGTCCGGATCGGCCAACGCTCCCATCAACGCCTTCACCACTTTTTTCTTGTCAACGTTCCATCCTTCCCGAATGGCTCGACTGACCAATCTCACATCTCGTTTTCGTTCGAGTTCCAAGACTTCCCCTTACCCCCAACTAGGACCAAGACAGCAAGAAATTCTTACAAAAAACTAGGCTTCATCTTTC